TGGAACAATTACTGTAGCAATATATGATGCAGATGGTCTTCCAGCAGTTTCAGGTTTATCTTCAGGAGACAATTCAGGTACTAACTTAGATGTATTTGTATATGGTTCTGAATTTAAAAAAGGATCAAATGGTATCGAAGGATCTCTAGAAGCTCCAACAGACATTAAGTCAAACACACCAATTATCATCAAGGATAAGTATTCTGTATCAGGTTCTGATATGGCACAAATCGGATGGATTGAAGTTACTACAGAAAATGGAGCTTCAGGGTATTTATGGTACTTAAAATCTGAGCACGAAACTAGATTAAGATTCGAAGACTATTTAGAAACAGCGATGGTTGAAGCAGTTCCTGCTGAGGCTAATTCTGGTGCTATTGCAGCTTCAGGTGATTTAGGTAATAAAGGTTCTGAAGGTTTATTCTACGCTATCGAAAACGGAGGTAACACATCTACTGGAGCAATTCAGTCTTTAGATGATATCGATGCAATCGTTGGTAGACTAGACAAGCAAGGATCTATTGAAGAAAACGTAATATTTGTAAACCGTGGACTATCTTTCGAGATTGACAACGTACTTGCTGAGTTAAATGGATTTGACACTTCTGGTGGTGCTGCTAACGCTGCTTCATTCGGATTGTTTGACAATGACACTGACATGGCACTTAACCTTGGATTCTCTGGATTTAGAAGAGGGTATGACTTTTATAAGTCTGACTGGAAATACTTAAACGATGCAACAATGCGTGGAGGTCTTACAGGAGGAGCTATAGATGGTGTACTTGTACCAGCTGGTTCTACAACTGTTTATGACCAAGTGTTAGGTAAGAACGCAAAACGTCCTTTCTTACACGTAAGATACAAAGCTTCTCAGACTGAAGATAGAAAAATGAAGTCTTGGATAGTTGGATCTGCAGGAGGTGCTTCTAATAGCGATTTAGATGCTATGGAGGTTCACTTCTTATCAGAAAGAGCTCTTTGTACTCTTGGTGCAAACAATTTCTTCTTATTCAAATAAGATTACTTTAAGGATGGGATCGCTCAGGTGGTCCCCTCCTTTTTTTTATAAACTTAAAATTAAATTAAAATGAAAACACAGTCAGTCGTAAAAGACAGAACTTATAGATTAAAAGGTAGAAAAGCACCTATAAGCTTTATTTTAAACTCAAGAAACTCTCGTAGAAAACCATTACTACATTTTGATGGACAGTCTAACAGAGCTTTAAGATATTCCTCAAACCAACAATCACCATTTGAAGACGATCAAGACAATAATTCTATTATAGAACCTATTGTATTTGAAGATGGTATGTTGTATGTTCCTAAAAACAATCCGGTGCTTCAGGAATTTTTATCATTACACCCATCACTTGATGTGGTATTTGAAGAGATAGACACTGAAAAGGATGCTAGTATAGAAGTTGAAAAAATGGATAACCAGATAGATGCTTTAATAGCTGCAAAAGACCTAGATATAGAGATGCTAGAAACTATTGGTAGAATATCATTAAACTTGAATGTAGATAAACTATCAACAGCAGAACTAAAACGTGATGTTCGTTTGTATGCTAAAAATAGTCCAAAAGATTTTTTAAACACATTAAATGATCCTTTATTAAAGTTACAGTCTTTAGCTTCTAAATCTTTAGCTGAAGGAATACTAAGACTAAAAAACAAAGGAAAAGATATTTACTTTAACCTACCTTCTAACAAGAAGAAATTAATGAGCATTCCCTTTGGAGAGACAGCTACAATGTCTTTAGCTCAATTCTTTAAAACAGATGATGGTATAGAGCTGATGCAGCTCCTTGAAAGTAAGCTTCAAGATTAAATTTCACTAAGCCCCTCAACCCAGAGGGGTTTATTTTTTTTACACTATCTTTGCATAAAAGATTATCAGATGATAAACAGTGTAAGAAATACTGTGCTAGCTGTAGCAAATAAACAAAACTTCGGATACATAACACCATCTGACTTTAACCTTTATGCAAAGCAAGCTCAGTTAGATATTTTTGAAGACTATTTTTATAGGTATAATGAATGGATTGCAAAGCAGAATGCTAGGATTTCAGGTAGTGGATATGCTGATCTTGTAAAAAACATAGAAGAGGCTATTGATATATTTTCTTCAACAACCACTCCTAGTGATTCAAGTGGTCCTATCTTTCCTTTACCTACTGACTATTACTTAATTAATGTAGTTAAGTACGGAACAAAAGAAGTAGAAAGAGTTTCACAAAATAAAATATTAAATCTAACGTCGTCTCATTTAACAGCGCCTTCGGCAACCTTTCCAGCATATGTTATGGATGGGTCTAATATAACGGTACACCCTAGTAGTATAACAACAGGTATTACAATACAGTATATTAGAAAGCCTTTAGACCCTAAATGGACTTATGCTACACTGTCGGCAGGAGAGCCTGTATTTAATCAGTCAGCTAGTGACTATCAAGATTTTGAATTACCTGGTAGTGATGAGCCTACTCTGGTTAATAAGATATTAAAGTATGCAGGTATTTCTATAAGAGAAACAGATATATATAAAGCAGGACAAAATGATGAGGCTAAAGAAACACAAAAACAAGGATAATGGCATTTATAACAGGGTATCAATATTACGAGAATAGCGGTGGCTTACCAGAGGATAAAAACTGGGGATCATACCAATATATAACATTGTCTGACATTGTAAACAACTTTATGCTTATGTATGTAGGTAATGATAAGTTGATTAATAATGTAGAAAGATATAATGTTCTTTTTCATGCAAAACGTGGTATACAAGAACTTAACTATGATGCATTAAAAGAAACAAAGATAGTAGAGCTTACTGTAAACGATAGTGCTAGTGTTGTTCTTCCTCCTGATTTTGTAAACTGGGTTAGAATATCATTATCTAAAGATGGTGTACTCTACCCTCTAAATGAAAACAATAAAACAAACTTTGCTAAGAGTTACTTACAGGACAATCAGTATAAAGTTTTATTTGATGTTGATGGAAACGTTCTTATAGGAACCTCTTTACTTGATGAGTCTAGGGTTGACGGAACATTAAAATCTGAGTTTTTAGATACCAAAGATATTAGTTCTTATAACATAGACGGAAACGTTGTATATGACTCTCAAGTTTCAGCTAGATATGGTTTGAATACAGATACAGCAAATCAAAACAGTACATTTAAAATAAACAAACAACAAGGTGTAATTAACTTTTCGTCAGCTCTTGCAGATCAAGAGGTTGTTATAGAGTATGTTTCTGATGGTATGGAAAACGGAACTGATTCTGATATAAAACTAAACAAACTATTTGAAGACTACATATACGCTTATATTAAGTATGTTATACTAAACACAAAGGTTGGTGTTCAAGAATATGTTGTTAGACGTTCTCAGAAAGATAAAAGCTCTTTATTAAGAAATGCTAAAATAAGATTGAGTAATATTCACCCTGGTCGACTCATTATGGCTATGAGAGGCCAAAACAAATGGTTGAAGTAGAATGAATATAAATAAAAATTTTATAGGGTCTAGAATGAATAAAAGTCTAGACGAAAGGTTAGTACCAAACGGGGACTATATCGATGCATTAAACATAAGAAACTCTTCTTCAGAAGACGGTCAAGCAGGAACTGTAGAAAATTCTAAAGGTAACGAACTTATGGTTTCTTTAACCTATGAGGGTAGTGCTCTTACAAACGCTACATGTATAGGTGCTTATGAAGACGGTACTAACGAAACTATATACTGGTTTGTAACATCTGACAATGTAGATATAATAGCATCTTTTAATACAAGAACTCAAGCGGTTATATACCATGTTGTTAGTGAAACTATTTTAAATTTTAATTCAGAATATCTTATAAATGGTATTGATCTTATAGACAACCTTTTGTTTTTTACAGATAACTACAACCAACCTAGAAGAATAGACGTAAAAGCAAACTATCCACAACCAATATCAAGTGTAGATCAGTTTACAGAAGACGACATATCAGTTATTGTAAAACCTCCTATTAGTTCTCCTAGTTTAGTTTTAACAACTACATCGATAAACGATAAAAACTATATAAAAGAAAAGTTTATAAGGTTTGCATATAGATATAAATATAAGGGTGGAGAATATTCTGCGTTGTCTGAGTTTTCAGATATAGCATTTTCTCCAGGACAATTTAAATTAAACTATGGAAACTATGATATGGAGGGTATGCAAAATACAGCCAATTCTGTTTCTGTAAGTTTTAATACAGGAGGATCAAATGTTGTCGGTGTTGACTTGTGTTTTAAGTTATCTACTTCTAACATTGTTAATGTTATTGAAAAGTTTATAAAAATAGAGAAAGGATGGTCTAACAATACCGATGTTTCTATTGAATTTGATAATCAAAAAATATATACTACCCTG